GGAGGGCCTCAAACCGCATACGTGGAAGTCGATTGGGTTTACCAAGGACATGGATGAGTACGGGCGGCAGGACGTTGAAGTAACCCTCAAGTTGATAGAGAAGATCGAGTCGAAGAACTACTCGCAAGAGTGTCTCGACCTGGAGCACGCGGTTGCACAGATCATCTTCAGGCAGCACGAGCGCGGCTTCGCGTTCGAGATGGAGCAGGCCAACGCCCTGGTGGCGAAGCTGCAGCGGCGAACCGCGGAGCTGGACAGCGAGCTACAGGCAACCTTCCGCCCCTGGTACGCGCCTAAGGTCGCCAAAGGCACAGCCATATTCACGCCCAAGCGTGACAACAAGAAAGAAGGATACGTTGGTGGTGTTCCATTCACCCGCGTCAGCCACGTCGTGTTCAACCCCAGCTCCCGCGATCACATTGCCGACCGGCTCGCCAAGCTGCGCGGCTGGCGCCCTACCACGTTCACCGGAGACGGGAAGCCGCAGGTGGATGAGACGGTACTGGAGGCGTTGCCATGGCCCGAGGCGAAGCTACTCAATGAGTACCTTATGGTGGGCAAGCGGCTGGGCCAAGTGTCTGACGGGAAGAAGGCTTGGCTGAAGTACGCGACGAAGGAAGGCATCTACGGACGCGTCACTGATGGCGTCATCCGCATCCACGGGACGGTTCAGACGAACGGTGCAATCACCGGCCGCATGACACACGCCAACCCAAACATCGGCCAAGTACCTGCGGTCTACGCCCCTTACGGAGAAGAGTGCCGCTCCTGCTTCATCGCCACACCGGGCCTCGTGCTCGTCGGCTGTGATGCGGAAGGCATCGAGCTACGAGCTATGGCCCACTACATGGCCCGATGGGATGGAGGAGCTTACGCTGAGACGGTAGCCAACGGCAGGAAGGAGGATGAGACTGACGTCCACAACGTGAATAAAAGAGCACTGACATTCAACTCTAGGGACAACAGCAAAACCCTGGTTTACGCAATGATATTTGGTGCGCAAGGATACAAGCTCGGGTGCATCACGTTCGATGACTTCACAGATGAACAGAAGGCCAGGTTCAACACTAAGTATCCTGCCAGCAAGAAAAAAGCTCGCAAGGCAGCCCTGAAGCGCCTAGGGGAGAATAGGCGCGAGCGCCTCATGGCTAACCTCCCTGCTCTTGGAAAGTTGATTGAAGCCGTGAAGCGCGCTGTGGCGCAGCGTGGGTATCTTATCGGCCTCGATGGCCGGATTCTTCATATACGTGCTGAGCATGCTGCCATTAACACTCTGTTTCAGAGTGCAGGCGCCGTAATCATGAAGAAGGCGCTGGTGCTGTTCGAGCAGAACATTGCCACGCCCGTTCGTCTCAGAGGTGGGACAGTTGAGTATGTAGCTAATGTGCACGATGAAAGTCAGCAGGAAACAGAGGAGATTAATGCAGAAGAAATTGGGAAGGGGTTCGCTGACTGCATCAAGCAGGCTGGAGAACACTTCAAGTTCAGGTGCCCCCTCGCTGGGAGCTACGGAGTTGGAAGGAGCTGGAAAGAAACTCACTAAAGAGTGTAGTGCTTGCAAGCGGACACTCTCTATTGAAGACTTCCCAAAGATGGGGCTGAAGAATGTGCGAAGACCTCGTTGTCGAAAGTGCCACAGCGAGCATAGGCGATATCAGGCTAATCGTTCCCCAGAAAACAATACTCGGTTCTACCGCGCCCACAGGGAAAGCCCGAGGGGAAGAGCTGTTCGCATGCTAGGAAGCGCCCGCGCACGGTCTAAGAAGCGAGGTACTGTTATGGATTTAACAGTAGACGACGTGCTCCCGGCGTTAGAGCGTGGGCTGTGTGCCGTTACCGGAATCCCATTTGTCTTTGATGCCTACGGGAAGCAGTCCCCTCTTGCTCCGTCATTGGATCGGCCCGACAGCTCAAAGCCATACACCAAAGATAACTTCAGACTGGTACTGTGGTGTATCAACGCGGCATTGGGAGCCTGGGGACTTCCTCTCACCATGGCAATCTGGCAGCGCGCCATAGGTACGCCTAACGCTCCCACCAACGAGAACATCACACAACTTCTAACCCACCAGGAGCCTACCAAACGTGAACACATTGGACCTCGACAAGCTCCTGAAGAAGTGCGGCGGGGAGCTGCTCGTGATCGAGCTGTTTGAAAACCAGGAGTTCCAGAACTTCCTCTCCTGCAGCTCCAACAATCCCTTCTATCTGAAGTACACCAGCCTAGCCGGTGAACTTTCCTATTACGTCATAGCCCGCGCCGCTCGTCACAACGAGATCGCCGCGTCGGAGACCAAACAGTGAACCTACTCTCAACCGCCAAGCAAGTCCTCGCTACCGTCGCGCCGCTTATTGGCACGGCAATTGGTGGCCCCTTCGGCGCTATCGCAGGTGGCCTGCTAGCCAAAGCTCTCGGCACCACGCCAGGGGACGTGGACGCAACTTCAACAGCCCTGCTCAGCGCAACCCCCGAGCAGCTCCTCGCCATCAAGCAAGCCGAGGAAGCATTCACCGAGCAGATGACACAGCTCGGGATCACCAAGGACAAGCTGGCCTACGACGACATCGCCAGCGCCCGCAACATGGCGGTCCAGACGAAGGACACCACGCCGCGCAACCTCGCGTACCTCGTACTCGGTGGCACGGCTGTCGCCATCGGCGCCACGCTCGCCGGCTACACGCACGTCGAAAGCGCGCTTGCTGGCACCCTCATCGGGTACCTCATCAGCGAGTGTAAGTCGATCATGCAGTTCTACTTCGGTGCATCAGCGAGCAACGAGGCGCAGGCGAAGACCATCTCAGAGATCGCGAAGTCATGACCGACCCAGCAGCACAACTCATCGAGGAAGAGGAAGGCCGCAATCGGTACGCCTACCAGGACCAGTTTGGTTACTGGACGATTGGCGTAGGCCACCTGATCGACGGCCGTAAGGGCGGCTTCGTTGACGACGACATCATTTCAACACTGCTGGAGCGCGACATCGCGGACAAGACGCAGTTCCTGAAAAAGAACGTGATCTTCAGCACGCTCGGCGGCTACCAGCAGGCAGCAATTATCTCGATGGCCTTCCAGCTCGGCGAAGAAGGTATCAACGAGTTCCATACCATGTGGTCGAAGCTGGCGCAGAAGGACTGGGGCGGTGCAGCGCGGGCCGCCCTCAACTCCGAGTGGGCAAAGCAGACGTCGAAGCGTGCTGCGCGCGAGGCAGAGATGCTACGGACGAACCAGTGGGTAGCGAAGACGTGAAGCGAACGCTACTCGTAGACGCCGACATCGTCGCCTACAAGTTCGCATGTGCCACCGAGACGGTCGTCTACTTCGACGGCAAGGATCAGCCGCCGTGTGTAGAGGCCGATCTCGGTGAGGCCATCAAAGGAGCCGACCTCTACCTCGAAGAGCTGATGGAGAAGCTCGGAGCGACCGACTTGGTCATCTGCCTCACGGATCGCGGCAACGAGTTCCGCAAGGACTTCTGGCCGGCGTACAAAGCGAACCGCAAGGGACGCAAGCCGGAGAACCTGTTCAAGGTGCTAGACCACTTCGCGGCGACACGGAAGACCTACCTGCGGCCCCGGCTGGAAGCCGACGACTGCATGGGCATTCTGTCCACGCACCCGACGCTGGTGCCCGGCGAGAAGATCATCGTCAGCGAGGACAAGGACATGCAGTGCATCCCCGGCCTGCTGTTCAACCCGCGCAAGGACGACGAGCCCCGCAAGATCAGCAAGCTCGCCGCAGACCGCTTCCACCTCGCTCAGGCGATCATCGGGGACACCTGCGACAACTATCCAGGCGCCAAGGGGATCGGCCCCAAGAGCGCTGAGGTGGCCGCCGTGATGACCTCGAAGACCGTTGAGGAAATGTGGCGGCATGTGCTGGCGGCGTTTACGCGCGCGGCCAAGAAGCTCCTGTTCCCAGACGGAACGGTGCTGACCGACGAAGAGTTCGCCACGCTCGCCACGGCCGAGGCAACCGTCCAGGCCCGCTGCGCGCGCATCCTCCGCGCAAGTGACTGGAACTTCAAGGAAAAGCGGCCAGTGCTCTGGGTGCCGCCCCACGCCTGAAATTGATTCCTTCCACCCTAGGTATCCCCTACCGCCCCTATAGCTCCCCCGCACTGCCACCACAGGCACCCCTCAGGCCCCCATCAGCGGCGCCTGGCGGCATTCCTGCTGTACACGCCAGCGCACCTTACTGGCCTAAAGCGGTCCCGCGGGGGAGCTTCCCCTTTTCCCCAACTTGCCCCAAGGAGCCCCTATGGAGCAACTGCCGGTCTACGCGACCCAGCTCGTTGAAGAGTTGAACCTGTCGCACCCGCACCGCTGCATCCGCGTGGGCGAGTCTGAGATTGATGCGCACCGCTACTCAGCGAAGCGCGACCTGATCGACTACCTGCTGAGCCGCCTCGCGGCCACCAACAGCTCCGATCCAACGAAGCCTCTCCTGGGCCGCAAGTAACCATGTGCATGTCCAGCACGCCGGTTGCGAGTCCCACGGTATCGAAGCCTCAGTACATGCACAACTCGTACCTCGATGGTATCAACGAGGGCGAGGGGCTGACCATCGGGCGCAACAGCTTGCGCATCGACCTGAATAACAGCCCGAACAATCTGAGTGTGCCGTCTGCGCCTCAGAACAACCCGAGCGGCCAGGGCCTAGTGACACCAAGGAACCAGTCACAGGTTCCACAGGCTGTCTCCGCGGCGCCCGCGGGCACAGCGCCAGGCGGCATGTCTGCCGCTGCCCTCACTCCTGGAATGGTGATCCCGACAGTGGGAGGCGCCCTCGCAGGCGCCCTACCACCCAACGTCACCATCAGTGGTGCTGGAGCTGCGAAGTAATCCATGTCCGAAAATTCCGAAGACCTCGTCGGCTCCTTCAAAGGTGAGTCGGCGAAGGCTATCTATTCGCGCCTCGAATCCCTCCGGTGGCAAACACTGGAGCG